ATGCAAAAGGTTTTTTTGCTAGGAGTAACTAAGCGACGGGGAGAGCTTATATATTTATTGAGCTAGAAGCTTTGCCTTCCTTCCCGTCTGCCTGCATGCCTGCATGCCTGTCTTCCTGCCTGCAGGATAGTTCCCTTATCTTAATGCTAGTTGTCATTGTCTTGCTCTTCTCTTGACCTGCGCTTTATTAGCTCAGTCATGACAGCTCCTACCTCTTCCCAGACTTCGCTGACTAACTCTACGTCTGCCTGTGCATTCTGCAGCCAAGATTGACGAGAGTGATCGTGTTTCGATGCTAAAGCCTCGAACGATTCAGACAGGCTTCTCTGAGAAGAGAGCATATCTAGGAGGAGTCTGTAAGCCCTTGGTGATCTTCTATGAATAGTAGATAGCCTGTGCAGTAGGCGAACCCCTCCGGATGCACACCCCTCCCCCGCCAGTATGGAATCTAGCTGCTGAACTCTAGCTATGATCTCGCATGTGATGGCATGGTGGCTGGGAGGATCTTCGCGCTTATCCTCCGGATAGTCTAAGCCCTCTATGATCCTGCATGTCTTCACGTCTAGATAGAGTTGTCTTCTTCGATGTTCGAGAGAGTAGGGTTGAAGATCAGAGACCTTAGTTGCTGTGTAAGAATTACCCAAGGCTCTGTGCCTTCGATGATAGCTCCATCGTCAAGTAGAGACTCGACAGAGCAGATCTCTTTCTGAAGCATCTTGACGCCTTTCTTATATCTCTTACTCGTCGCCGAGGATTGGTTTTCGAGTTCGCGTATCGCGATGTTGATCTCTCGAATAAATCGGAGAGCTTTGAGTTCGTTAGTTTCATTCATCCAGACAGTATCGACTCGATCTCTCCGGATGTCAAATCTCTGCAAGTGACAAACATTCAAACATCCAGAGCTGCTCGCGAAGTGACAGCCGCCTCGCTTCTGCGATGGCGATGTCACGGATGCGAGCTACTACAACTATAATAGTATTGCTATTACTATATAGGTGGCGGCAAAAATGACAACGCCTGTCAATAGCCGTGTCAATAAGTCGTAAGTCGGTGAGGCTCTGTAAATTAAAAATGACACAGCGTGTCAAAAGGTCTCCTGCCGCCAGACCACTTTTGACAGCGTCAATAGTCGTGTCAATAGTGTCAAAAGCTATGAGAGCCTGCAGGAGAGCCTGCAGACCCTTGAAGGAGTGCGATGTCTCGGAGATATTTCAAGGAACTCCTAGACGCTGTCAGAGCCTTCTAATGTCCGCTCTTGCCATTTGCTCTTATCCATCATGATCCATTCCTGCAGATGAGCTAGGTCGTCATCCGAGAGCGGCTCCGACGACCAGATCGAGTTGAAGCCGGCGAAGGCTGCGCCGTCGATCATGAACTTGACCACGACATGGCAGGCGACGCCGTCGCTGTTGTCCATCTCTAGAATGCGAGTGTATTCTTTCATGGCTACAGGTTCTCGGCGACGACGGTTACTATCAGCAGTATTGCTGCTGTGGCGATGCAGAGGAAAACGATGAACGCGCTCTCCTGTTGTTTCTCTGTCTTGACGAGCTTCGGTTGCTTTTTGATTTTCATGGTTTGCTTAGGGTTAGAAGGTTAGCCAGTTGCTCGAAGGCTTGGAGGCTACAGCGACCGGCTGCAGCGTCTCCTCCTCGATGTCGTTAGACTCCTGTGCTACTGCATCTGAGTCGCTCCGGAAGCTATACTTCCAGCCTGTGCGAGTGCGAACTTTTGGGTAGTAGTTGCCATTGCTAAATAGCAGTCCGTCATTGTGAGCTTTGTAAGTTACACTCATGATCCTAGAACCTCGCCTTCTAATAACTCGTTGGCGTCTTGTAGGCGATCATGCGCCCATTCTGTTGCGCGTAGCGTTCCGGCAAGGTTGTCTTGCTTCGCTACGTTTGTCATGACGATCGCGTGAACGAGATCGTTTATCTGAGCTACGAAGTCTGAAGAGACTTGTAGATCCTTGTCGTGAATCTGCCTGCCGTATGACTTGGCAGTTGCTTTGATGTTTTGCGCGTTGATGAATTTCATAGTGCGTGTTTTTTTAGGGTTAGCGTCTCGCCCGCGTCGTGCGAGCGAGACTTTGTGATTAGATTGATTAGATGCAGACCATCCAAGCTGTGCAGTCAGGAAGCTCACTCTCTTGTATAATATCCTTTTGTTCTAGAGAGCTTATAACGCCTCTAAGTTGCTTCATTGGAATACTAGTTTCTTCTGATATTTCAGAAACAGTTAAGTGTGGGAAGCCGTCCCATTCATCGCCAGTTGCGATTGAAGTGATGACTTGTTGCTCTAGTTCTGTGATGTTCATGGTCGTATTATTTTTAGGATTAGCGTCTCGCCCGCGTCGTGCGAGCGAGACTTTGTTTTTTTAGGTTAATTTGATTTTATCCAAGCGCAGAATTCTTTGTGTATCTTTACCTGTTCAATTTTGAGATGCTTTAGGTTAGCTTCGATTGCCTCGCGTTGCTGTAGCGACAAAGGCTGCTCTTCATTAAAGAAGTCAGATGGCTGCATACCACTTTCGAGACGCTCCTCTAGGTTGCGGATAGCGTTAGCGCAGTTTGCTGTTTTGTTGAAAAAATGCTGTCTGTCTTTTTTGAATTTCATAGGTCGTGTTTTTTAGGTTAGATCTAAGCGAGAACCGCTTCGATATGACAGATAGAAAAGCATGAATTTAGATGAGTCAATAGCTAAATCACATTTTATTCACTTTTTTTTAGATGGCTTATTGATGACCATCGAGTGCATCCCTTTGCGCCTGTTCCATTGATTTTGAACTAGCGACTTGATGTAAATGTCAGCCTCTTCGAGAGTAGCTCCTCCTTCGGAGATCATAAGATCGCGAACGTCCTTCCGGTTCGCTTGATGCTTCCAATGAGTCGGCTCGAATTGCTCTAAGTCGAAATGACTGGAGCCATCAAACACATATTGATACATGGTTTGTTCGCGACCATCAAAGCAAATTTGATGCGTGAATAGCATAGTGCCAAATGGCAGACTAACTTCAGTTATACTTTTGAGATTTTTCATGTCGTATTTTAGTTGAGTGTTTATTTGATGCCCAAGTGAGCGTTCTTTCTGACGTAGTCTTCGATCTCTGAGCGTTTCTTGATTGCTATGTTTGAACGAGCGATCGTGTTTCTTAGATTGCATACGATGTCTGCCATCTCTTGACTGACAGCAGAATCTAAAGCTCCCATTCCTTCTTCGTAGAACATTTCTTCAGATACGTCTTCTAGCTTCTGCGTGACTGCGTTGAGCAGAGTGCGAGCGTGAGCTATTTCTAGCATTAGTTTTTTAGTTTGATTGTGCATTTTCGTGTAGTGTTTTTAGGTTATTTGATGAGGCGAGAGAGAGCTATCGAAACAGCTTTTGGATTGTTACCAGAGACCGGAATCAAATGCCTTGTTCTGATAATTTTATTGTCGGAAGATAGAGCGAACCATCTTCCATCTTCGTAGTCGTCTTGGACGAATTCTATTTTAATATCAGATCCTTCGACCTCGTATAGATCGTCTGATATTTTTTTAATTGATAGTGACATAGCGTGTAGTGTTTTTAGGTTAGACTGCTTCGACGATGCGAAGGATAGAAGGGATGGCGATGGCAACTGCGAATAGTAGAGCGTAGCTGCGTGTGAGTTTTTCGAGGATGTTTGTCATGTCGTGTTTTTTTCGTGTTTGCTCTAGGCGAGAACCGCTTCGATATGACAGAGTAAGGAGACCGGATTGAGGCGAGTCAATAGCTAATTCACTTTTTATTCACTTTTTTTTAGATACTAAAAAGCCTCTCGATTTCGCGAGAGGCTGCATAGGGGGGGGATTAGATTCTGGCTAGTTCTCGAAGACGATGATGAAGCCCTCGCCTCCCATCGTGCCGATCACGTTGTAGTCGATCCAGTCTACAGCCTCCTCGTCAGTCATCTTATCTCTCTCCTTGAATATGCCTACGAGCTTAGGATAGCTGTAGCATAGACAGCCGGAATGAGAGACTCCGATGATGGCGTCGTCTAGCTTGTCGAATCGTATAGCCTTCGGATCGCATGATTCTATGAACTGCTGTATCTTGATTGCTTCTTTCATTTTCATTTAACTGTAGGGAAGTAGTTGCCTGCTGTCTTGTGGATCTTTCTCTGATCGCTGAGATTCTTCAGAAGCCGGTAGACGGTTCGATCGCTGACGTCGTGCTTCGACGACATGCTCGGAACAAAATCTCTGGGATCGACTCCCGTGCTAGTGATCTCTGCGAGGATCTCTCCTGCGCTAATTTTCTGACCTGCTCTCTTGAGCTTTTTAGCGTCCAGATCTTCGCGAAGACTGAAGAGCGGAAAGTCCCACTCGACGACGAAGGGATCCATGCCGGCGAAGTTCCGGAGCGCAGAGTGAACTGTGTAGCAGTCCTTCTCCTCATGAGCTGTGAGTCCCATGATCGTGTCCGGATCGCGAGCGAAGACCCCAGAGCCGCTTATGCGATCGAGAGGATCCTTCTCCGATTGGTTTCCTTTCGAGTAGTGCGCTCCAAAAGCCACAGCCGCTCCGGTCTTCTCGACGATAGCCTCGACCTCGTTCATGAGCAGACCGATATCGCCCGCGCTGTTCTCGTCTCGATCTCCGATAGCCTTGTAGATGGGATCTATGCAGAGCAGAGCGCATCCGTTCGTCAGACGCTCCTGCAGAGTCTCTAGAATGAGCTTCAGATCGTTGCAGATTCCTCGGAGGCTCCAGACCTTTAGATTCATAGGAGGCTCCATATCCATCGCCTTACAGACGCTACGAACTCGATCGAGGAAGAACTCATGCGGAACCTCGAAGTTGAGAAAGATCACGTCGAGTCCGGTATTCATGACCTTGTGTCCGAACCAGTCCCTGCCTCCTGCTACGGATGCGGCTAGGTTCAGCAGCGTCCACGTCTTGTAAGACTTCGAGCCTCCTCCCAGAACCATCTTCGTGCCTCTGTGTAGCAGACCCTCGATGAGAACAGGATATCGCTGCATGATCAGCTTATTGAGATCATCTGGGATCTCGCCTGCCGCAGTCCACGTCGGCATATTGCCGATCGCCTCCGCTCTCTTCTCGTCTACTTCGATCTGCTGTGTCTCGACCGCTCCTGTCTTATTGTAGAAGTCGCGACCGTCTACCGGAGGCTCATTGTCTCCGAACTCATCTGCCAGAGCCAGAGCTGCTGCCTTAAAGTCTCCTCCGTGTTCTGCCGTAGTGTAGAGAGCGAATGCTGAGTAGTTCTGCATAGGCTCCAGAGGAGCTGCGCTGTCCGTGTAGCAGTAGAAGGATCCATCGAATCGTAGCTCTCCGGATATGCCTCCTCGCTTGGATGGTCGAGTGCAATATGTCCGAGTGCTGTCGCCTCGCTGTAGCTGCCATCCCAGACCCTGCAGAATGCCTACAGATCGCTCTCGAACATTAGGAGACGCGGAGTATCGATCTCCGATACGATCGCCTGTGGCGGCTTTAGGAGCTGCCGTATTGACGACCTGCTCCTCCTCGATGTAGACAGGAAGCTCTACGGCGTCTGGAGCGTAGTGAATCTCTGGATCGTGCGATAGGAAGCATAGCCGCGATAGATCCTTGCCGCTCTCGTCCGCTTCGAGTCCGTATGTCGAGAGATAGCGTCTGGCAGACTCGAAGGCGTCGCGATGCTTCTCGATGCTGTTAGGGATAGCGAAGATAGCTTTTAGTCCGTTGCCGGAAGGAGAGACGAACGCTGCGATGACGTGAGGATCGAACCTCATCTCGTCTACCTTCTTCGCCGGAGACTCGATCTTATCGACATCCATGCAGATCATCCCAGAATGACTAGTTATAGCCTTGCTAGATCTGCGAGAGAATTGACCGCAGAACATGACTGCAGGCAGATCTCTCTTTAGCTCGGAGGCTCGATCTAGATCTCCGGCTTCTGTCGCCTCTCTTACTGCTGTGACGTTCTTTGCGAATCGTCCGCTCCCGTCTCTGATCCATTCGATGATCTTTTCGAGATCGAAGTCTGTAGTCTCTGTAGCTCTCGCTTGTTTAACGATGCTGATCCGTCGAGATCCATAGTAGTCTGCCGTGCTTTGTCTTTCTTCCATAGTAGTTTGTCGTTTAATTTTTTTAGTTCTTCGATTAGTTCTGATCTATTCATCTGTCCTCCTTTTGGGTAGTCAATAGATAATTTGAGAAAGCACGATTCCGCTCGCTGTTCCGAGAGAAGCTCCTGCTGAGTAGACGATCTTGTCTGATAGATTCGAGAACGCTGCTCGCTGCGCGTTAAAGCACCAGACCAGAGATATAAGAAAGCCGACGACGACTGCTCCTAGAATCTTTGCGTTAGCGACCTGCCAAGTGTTGAGGCAGATCAGCGCGACCTGTATGTAGGCGTAGAAAAATGTAGTGACGTTTCTCATCCCCGCATCCTCCTTGCATATTCTGCGATCAGCGCAGCGTCTACAAATCCATCGAACGGGATCCTGCTTCGAGGCGTTCGCCTCCAGTTCGTATCCGTCCAGATCTCGTCAGCCGCTTCGAGCGCAGCCGCCTTCGTGTCGAACTTCTCCTTCATGCCTTTTGGCTTCTCGAAGAATTGCTTCTGCCATGTCCTCGCCGCCATAGTCTTGAACTTTATCCGGTTCGATACTAGGAGAGCTTTGATGATCGCGAAGGAGTAAGTCATAGACCGCAGACCTGCCGCGCTCGGAGCGTGACCTCCGGGATCTTCGACAGAGGCGAAGCAGAAGTCTCTCTTAAATTCGCTGTCGAATAACTTATCCAGAACATCGATATCGATCTCTCTCTTCGCGCCTACTTTCTTCGTAGGCATAGACATCATCTCTAGGATCCTCTCTCCCTCGATCGTGACGATCGCGCCGTCGAGACCGCAGTCGATCCCTATGTAGCGAGTCGTCACTCTCTCTCCTCCCTGTCGATGATGATTCGATGCTTTAGATGAGAGATGCCTGCCTCTAGATCCTCGACCTCCTTCGTGAGTCTTTCGTTTTCTTTTGTTAGAGATTCGCAGGTTCGAGACATGGCTTCGAGTCCTTGCTCTAGAATGCCTATTTCAGTTCTATCGAATACTTTTTTCATGTTAGTTTTTTCTTCCATCTATAATAGGTTACATAGTGAATACCGACCAATTCACAGGCTTGAGCAACCGTGACCTCGCCTTCCTCTCTCGCTTTTTCTACATCGTCGAGAATGCTCCTTTTTTGATCTGCAGAAAGTTTTGTAGACGTCTGAATTTTTTCTTTATAAAGCTCGTCTCCTATTTGCTTCTCTAGCCTCTTAATAGACTCGACCTCCTTCCCTAGCCTTTCCTCAGCCCAGCTCATGAACCTAGAGATCGACTCCGGATAGTTGTGCTTTACAATCATAGTCCTAGCTCCTCTTCTATGAGCGAGAGTAAGACTCGATAGTTAGCTCGATGCGCCAGATGCTTCTCTACTTGTTTGAGCGAGTGAGTGACCGCGCTCCGGTCTCGACCGAAGGATACGGCGATGTCCCTGTCTGCGAGATTGAGTTGCTCCTTAGCCACCTTGTAGCAGAGATTCCTCACGGCTACGACGGAAGCTACTCGCGTAGATCCTCTGATTTCTTTGGCAGGTTTGCCGGTGACCTTCTCTGCCGCTTTGATGATTGCGTGTGTGCTTAGTAGTTTTGTTTCCATATTATTTTATCCTCTAGGATCGTAGTTTTTTAGATGTCTCCAGACCGCAGTCAGATGCTGTAGGAGTTGGTATTCTTTTTTCAGTTTATCTTCATCGTAGACCGCAGTCTCGATTCGTCCTGCCTCTGTAGTAGAGATGTAGACGTTCGCTCCTACGCAATGGTCTAGAGTTCCGAATGCCGCCATAGCGTAGGCTGCTATCTGCGTCGCTTGGAAGTCGAACGGAGTGATCTTCACTCCTTCCTTCGTCTTCTTTGTCTTGAAGTCGATGATGATATTCGAGTTGCCGTAGCGAGCGAGTAGATCGACTCGACCGGCGTAGCCTTCTTTAAGATTCACGACAGTCCCTTCGCGTTCAATGTTCTGAAGATTCAGAGTGCGAAGATATTCCATCGTCGGCTCGACGTATTGCTTCAGATCCTCCGCAGGTTCGACGCTATCGAACGCAGCGTCTATTGCGTCGTGAATGCGAGTGCCTAGCTTTGCAGCCTTGTCTGTCTCCTCGTAGCTTCGAGATCTGATACGATCGAAGTAACGAGCGTCTGTCTCGCCTTCATCGCGAGGAGTCGAGAGTGTGGCTTCGATAGCTTTGCCGATCTTCCATCGATCGAGTCCTGCCTTCGCCATGATTCCGAAGATAGTAGTGACAGAAGGGAGCAGGCGATGCTTTCGAGCATCTCGGAGAGTCGTGTTTCGCTCTCCATCTCCCTTAGTTTTTTTAATCGTGTAGGCGGGAACGCCTTCGCGAGAATACCAATGCGATCCGTCAAGATCGACTTTCTTTTCTAGTGTAGCCATTTTATTTTTTTTTGGGTTAAGTGATCGACACCGCATGGAAGCGATGCCGATCAAGTTATTTTGACCAATCAGCAGAGACGCTGAAAATTAGAACGGACAGTCTGCCTGTGTGCCTGTCTCTGGAGTCCAAGCTACGGGAGCAGAAGCGACTGTCGCTCCTACCGATGATAGAGCCTTGCCTACGCTAGCAGGAAGAGCTACAGGAGCCGCAGGAGCTACGGGAGCCGCAGGAGCCGCTACAGCTCCGAACTGATCTACGGGAACGATCTGAGCAGAGTAGTCTGCGAGGCTCGTCTTCGCCGGAGAGATCCGAGTGATCTTCGGATATGTAGTTCCCATCTGAGAGACTACATGCTCGATCGATACGACCGCGCCTTGACCCTTGAGAGTGCAATAGTCCCAGCCGTAGTCCGGAGCCTGCCCTAGCCAACTAGAGAGGAACTTGTAGAGCGTAGACTTAGGAGAGCCGGAGATCTTCATCTCGAAGGTCTGCACCTTATAGAGACGACCGTCCTGCGCCTTGAAGCCGAAGAGAAAGCGAGTGACATCGATCTGCTCCTCTTCCTCTGATTGATACTTCTTCCTAGTGACGCCGAACTCGTCTGCGATCTCTAGGCATGTGACGACGAAGTCTCCGGAAGGAGCTAGCTCGTCGATAGTGAATCCGCTAGAGGATTCTGTTTTTACCGTTAGTATAGCCATATGTTTTTTATGCTTTTTGGGTTGTTAGATTGCAGAGCTTATAAGGCTCCGCGAGAGATTAGTTCTGCCTTTACCTTCTTCCAGTATTTGAGAGTGGCTTGCTTTTTGTAGCCGTTGAGACCGCCGTTGTGGATGCGAGCTACGTCTGCGATCGTCACAGTCCTTCCGATGCGTCGCTCGGTAGCGTAGCGATCCATGTAAGCGAGAACGATCTTGATCGATGTCTCGCGATCGAAGGCGTCCTCATGCGTCCAGTCTTCGCCGGCATACTCCGCAGCGTCTGCGACGTAGGCGGCGTGAATCTGTAGGCATCCGTAGGCGAGACCGTCGTCGCCGATGGCGTTGTCGTTGCCATTAGATTCGACGGCGATGAGAGCGAGAATGAGAGTCATGATATTCATAAAATTAAAAGTTCGGTTTTGAGCAGATCCGAAAACTGTGTTGAGGATTAGAAGCTGTAGTCGTAATAGTATTCCGGCTCATATGATGGCTTCGCATACCCTACAGACTTTCCAACTTGCTTAAATGATCCACTCTTTCTGAGTGAGAATTTTTTGAGTTGGTGACGATCCGATGAATGAAATTCAGTCCCTTTCTTGCTGACTTCCATTTGCTTTGCCCAAACTTGTTTTCCGCTAGGCGAAACATAGCAAATCTCATAAGGATAAGTGTCTGAACCTATTGAATAGTTTAAGTAAATTGATTGACCTGCAAGAGACTTTTCAATTCTCAACTCTTCTGTTAAGACGATTGGATCTGGGCGTTTGCCGAATAGTGATGTAGTGTTTTTCATGATCGTGTTTTTTAGGTTTTTGATTAGGTTAAAAAATTCGGTTTTGAGCAGATCCGAAAACTGTGTTGAAGATTAGTCTTGGAGAGCTTCGAGAGCTTTTGCTTTAGAGAAACGACTGCGGCGTTTTGCTCCGTTTTTTAGAAAGTAGAAGTTGTGCTTAAAGTAGTATGAAAGATCTGTGATTGCGACTGCAGATTCGCAGATGATTTGTCCTCCTTCGACTTCCATGTAGGCTTGCTTATCGTGATCGTAGTAAGCGCGAACTGCCTCGTGGTTTGACCAATTTTCATCGTTTGGAACCTTAGCGTCTGTGAGCAAGCGATCTAGTCTATTGTTTTCTTTAGCTAGTTCGTTAGCTTCTTTTACTAAGGCTTGGAATTTGTTTAGGTTTTTCATGTCGTGTTTTTTGTGTGTTAGGTTCGAGGCGGGAATCGCTTCGATGTAGAAGATAGAAAGCTATCCGGACAGGCATGTCAATACCCTATTTCACTTTTTTCTCACTTTTTTTTAGAGCGTGAAAATCGCTCTCTAGCCCGCTTGTAGCCTACTGCTCGCCGTCCTGCGACCAAGAATCGTCGCTGTCGTCTTCGTCTTCCCACTCGATTTCGCAGTCTTCTATGTCGGAGTCCTCGAACTCCTTCTCCTCCTTTATCATTCCGAGAGCCTCCTTGTATAGAGCCTTCTCGACCAGAGAATTGTCTGTGACGTGCATGACGCTCCCGTCTTCATATTGAACGACGATAGCAAAGTGCTGAAAGAACTCCGATAGGATAGACTTAGCTTTCTCCAGAGACTCTTCTGTGGCTTGCGCCAAAATGATGTTCCGCTCGAAGTTATGATCCATGATTTATGATCCTCTCTGCCGCCGCGTAGTCATCACCGGCGTCGCAGATGATAGTAACTTTTTTCGAGTCTATAGGTTGCTCGCTCGCATGAGAGTCCGAGCCGTATTCTATTCCATCTCTGAAAAGACTCGCGACTATTCCTCCGGCGTTCAATACCCAGCTCGCCTCGTTGTCGAATCTGCAGTCGTCGATGACTACTACTTTCGCTCCATCCATTTGAGCTTGCTCGACTCGATGCTTCATCGCCCAGAGCCAGATATTCTCGTCGATCATTCCTCGACCCCATTCAGTTCCGAGAGTCTGCATGAGATATCTCGCGCTCTTTCCTAGTCCGTCGATCTCTCGTTCTTTGTATAGCTGATTAGAAAGATAGAAAGAGTTAATGCCCATCGCCTGCAGCATCGCTCGCATGGGATCTGCGAATGAGATGATATGAGTCTCCTCGTTTAAGATGTCTGCGATCGCTGCCGCGACTGTAGATTTTCCGACCTGCTTTGCTCCTGTTAAAGCTATGATTCTCATACTGTCTTAAAGTGCCGAGTCAGCAGTCCTTCCGTCTTATGATATTCAAACGCGCTCGCTCCCTTTTGGGATCCGACAAAGCCTGCTCCGGCGTGCCATGCGTCTGTAGCGCAGAGAGCTTCGAGATACTCGACGACCAGACCGCTCTGCTCATCGATGACGACCGGAGCGATCGCCTTCTTATGATGGACGTGTCCACACTTCAGATGGCGATACTTTGTAGATCCCCATTCTTTGGCGAACTCTGCGGCTATAATCAATGCCCACTTCTGTGCTGCGATCTTGTCGCCATGCGCCCATAGCAGAAGGTTGTCTCCCCAGATTAAATGCTTGCGAGGATTAGGAGTCGTCTTGATCTCTACGTTCGAGCAGTCCGAGTAGTAAGCCTCTAGGACGCGAGCGAGCCAGAGTTCTGAGTGAGAGGAGTGATTGCCCTCTAGAACGACGATCTCGATCTCTGGAGCTATTGTAGCAGCTATCTCGACGCATTCTCTGCAGGCTGCTATGACGTAGCTTACGATCCTGTGATATCGACTATCAGCATCGAGAGCGTGACCGCTCGACGGAGTCCGGTTGCTGCGATCGTCTACGTGCAGCATGTCGCCGCCGAAGACCAGAACGCATTTGCTAGGATTGTTCGCTCTGCCGGCTAGAGCTTGCGTCGCCTCGATCATTCTCTGCGCTGCGATGTCGCAGTTATAGTCTGAATCTAGCGTCTCTATCTCGTCTGCATACATGCCGACATGAGCGTCGAATAGATCGATCTCGAACAGAACGTCCTCTCCGGTCTTCCTGCTCTTCTTAGTCTTGGAGACCTTAGCCTTACCCTTCACCTGCTCGCAGAGTCCGTCTACGACGTCCTGCATGAGTTCTATATTCGGATGCTGCCGCCGCCATTCCTTGACCACGTTGCCATCTGCGTCGAACTGGACGGTCGAACTCTTGATCGCCAGATGATTAGGATTAGGAGCTTTAGATCTCCAAGGAACGTCGCCTTGCCCCTCTAGTTGCTTAACTAGCTTCCGCAGATTGCTAGGATCCTTTCCGAGCAGTTTAGCTGCTCCGTTATAAGAGCCGCATTGTAGATACGCCTCTACGACTTGTTTTTGGTATTCAGTCATAAATTTCGATCGATGCCGATCGATGCGAGGCTTGCTCGCTACTTAACCTGTGAGGAGCCGAAGTAGAAACCAACGATCGCTAGAGCAGTCTGTCTTACTTCTGGCAGAATAACGTAGCCGCCAATCTGATCCCATTTCACAGTTTTAAAGAAGCCGAAGAAGCCGTCCGTCTCTCGACTGACGCTGACTCCGATATCAGTAAATGCGACAATAGTCGGAACTACTACGATCGCGAATAGAACGACGCATGTGATAACGCGCCGCATTAAAGCTCCTCCTCTATTTGCCGCCTCATTAGCCGAGGCGTCTGCTACCTGTTGCTTCGCTAGAGTCTGCTCGAATAGTCGAGCCTGTGTCTCCGCTTGGTTAGCGATCATCTTCATTATAAAGCCGCTTACGCCGCCTCCGAGCATTGCTAGTAGTTCTGGTGTCATGCTATTTTTTACGTTTGTTGTGGAAGTCGAATAAGACTTTTACTTTTTCCGCTAGAGATTCGAGATTGTAGTGCATCCTAGCTAAGACAATTATAAGAGTAATGATGCCTATGAGAACAGGAGTGATAGATGATATGACTTGCAGAACTTCATTCATTTTTTCCGCAGCTCTTTAATCACTTTGATCGCAGAGACAGTCATGTAAAGGAATGTGGAGATACCTACACAAAAGACTAGAATTTCATTCACGGTAGCGAGTTCGATGGTAGCAATAAAGCCGCCGGTTCCGATTGTAGATTTGTAGATGATATCATTCATTATACTAAATTGACCCAAGCTCCGTTTTCGCGTCCTTGAAACTTATTGTCAGTTGTGTTGTAAATAACCATGCCGTTTGCGGCAGTTAAGGCGTCTCGCTCTGTAGTCGTTAGGGATCCGAATTGAGTGTATCCTCCGTCAGCAACCTTAGCGTTTTTCATTTCCGTATATTCAGACTCTAGCTTGGTATAACCATTATCTTTATCTACGACTATTACGTTCGTATTAACATCGCTGCTATCCGTGTGAGTTATTTTAAATTGACCAAAGTCTGCATCGTTTGAGTCTCCATACATTCCTAGCTGTATTGAAGGAGCATTGTTTCCAGTATGCTCGAAATGCAATCCGTCAGTCGCGTCTCTGGAGTCTTTGAAAACGAATTTTTTATACGCTCCGAAGTTAGTGTCGCTGAATATTTTTGTTAGGACAGTATTGCTGAAGCCGACATCTACATTTTTGGCATCCAGTCTTATTGTATTTGATCCTGTGGGAGTGTCTCCTAAAAACTTTATTTGACCTGCTTGCTGTCCACTGTGCCATTGCTGGATTACAAAATTATCACTGGTCTGCCCTTCGTAACGAAGTAACATTTCGTCATAGATATTGTCTGACTTTTGGAGTCTAACTGCACCGCTTTTGTAGTAGCAATTTTCTTTCACAAAACTAGTGTTTGATTCCGAAAGAGTTAAACCACTTGAAGCTAGTTTTACGTATGTTGTAGCTCCGCTCTTAATTAACAAATCCCCAGAGCTAGTAAGCTCAACGTCGCCAATCTTTCCAAT